GGTTCGTCCATGACTGGGTTGAACTCCAACTCCGTCGTGCCATAATAGACAACTCAGGAGCTTATAACATGCAGAACCGTGATGATGCACTAACGCTGAACTCGCATAGGGTCCGGCGACGGACCTTATATGTGTTTCCAGCGTATAGCACGCATTACACTGCTGTATTTTATAACGGGGTCGGGGATGGAACGTTCGTCGATGGTTCTTACGACGCGCAAGCGTCTACGGATGTCATGACGGACGTGTCTACACCGGATTTTCGAGCTAAACAAGCTCGCGGTTGGATCGTGATGTCGCCTATGTCCAGAATTACGGTGACCCTTTCGGGTCAACCGATGTACTGGGCTAGCGCTTATTACGACCGTCCCTATGCGCAATTACGTGTTGCGTATTCCTGGGAAACGTGGTGGGCAAGAGGAGGTTCCTCCTTCTTCCCTACCGTGTCCCTCCCGGCTCCCCCGATCGACATGTCTAGTGCTGCTGTGATAGGTGCCTATGCGGCAGCCTACGAATCAGCGGCACAAGCGTTTGTCGATCTCCTCGAAGGTGGCCAGACGTTGGCCATGATCCACCAAGCTGTTGTCGACGCCGTTAAACTGGCGAGGAAAAGTTTGGTGCGCCGGCCGAATAAGGCCGGTCGAGTGGCATGGCCGCGATATCGGACAAAATCCCGATTAACCGCGACCTCAAGCTCTCCACTCCGCTCTTTAGCTACAGCGTCTCCTGACCTGTGGCTCGAGTGGCGATATGGGTGGACTCCTCTGATGAAAAGCGTAAGTGATTACGCTAATGCTCTTGAGCAATCGCTACGCCCGTTGCGGGTGCGCGGTTCCTCGAGTAAGCATCATCAGACTCGGAACACCGGTACGAAAGTGACGGGTGCAACACAAATCGGGGTTTCTTGCCCTGATAATGTTACCGCCACCACGACCCTAACCCGCGAAATGCGAGCGAAGGCCGTAGTCATCGCTGAGGTCCCTGTATCTCTTCAGAGATCCCTTGGTATGACTGTAGATACGATCCCGTCAACAGCGTGGGAACTTGTTCCCTTTTCGTTCGTTGTTGACTGGTTTGTAGACATCGGTGATTGGATAAAGGCTGTTTCTCGCCCCCCTGGCACGCGAGTGCTAGGTACGTGCTTGACGACAACCTATATCACCAGAGAAGAGAACTCGGCTGTGACGCAGTCTTACGACTTTACTGTCGGTTCAGGTTCCTCCGCCAAACGGTTTACACAGTTTGGTGGAAAGGATCTCTGGACTCGAGAGACAAAGGTCGTTGACCGCGTTCCCGGTGTTCTCCCTCCCGCCCTCCCTCCATTAAAGGAGGGTAGGTCCATTAACATCAAACATTCCCTCGACGGCATAGCACTTGGTATTACCCAATTGCGTAACCTGCTGAGGTAGGAGAGACATCATGCCGCTACAAAGCGCATCTATACAATCGGGGGCCACATGGTCCTCAACTGGGGGTTCGGCTCTTAGCCTCGCTCCCGATGGTCGCATCGTTACCGACGGTGTGCGGTTGATTGTGACTGCGGACACAAATCTACTCACGCGGCGATCCGTCGTCGCAAAGAGTGTTCTGCCCGTAGCTGCTCCTAAGGCTGGTGTAGTGTCACGTCTTGGCAAGAACCAAATGGTTTACTTTATACCATTTGTTGCCGGTGACGGACTTACGTACAACCAGTCTATCCAGATTATCATGAATCTGCATCATGAGTATACCGAGGCTAACCGGCGGACGGCAAAGACCGACGCTGGTGCTCTGTTACTCGATTCAGACTTCGATGATTTCTGGGTCAAGAGCCTCCTAACGTAATAACGTCAGGATCACACACTCGGCATGACAGCCGAGCTGCAACCACTTACACAATAGGTGATGTATTATGTCTAGCCAAAATGCCAAAAGCAAAGCTAGCACCGATCCACGGATCACTGAACGTGATGTGGATAGGTGTGTCAACGCGTTACTAACGGCGTTGACAACAGACTTGGGTCGGCCTTTCTTGGCCGGCGGAGTTCGGAGTTTTCGGTCGATCATATCTGCTTTCTCTCCAGTACAGCGTACGGAGGTGGGCGATGTGAGTCCGTCCGACTTCGCTCGTGATTACCTGGTGTCGAGTTTTCTGGATCGGTACATTTATGATTCAGAAGCATCGGAAGACCAGTCACGCCAGGAGCTAGCGCGGGAGAAATTTCGCGTAAACCTCCAACGGGGCTGGTATTTCAATGAAACCCTGCACGATATGGATGACTTCGGTGAGACCATCTTGGCCTCAGCGTCGTACCACATCGCTCAGGTACTCGGGGACTTCTCTATAGAAGAGATGTTCAGCCTCAGTGATCACGGGCCCAACGCGACCCTCGGGGTCAAATGGCTCGACGCCTATCCAGACGTCAAAGACCTGACCCTTGAAGGGACACGTCCCTGCCTCGATCTCTACTATCAATCGTACCTCCCGTGGCTTGGTCGCCATGGCCCGGAACTTTGGGCTATGGCTATCAGCGACGGAGACGGTGCGTATGTAGAAGCAGAGGTAGGGGGAAATAATCTGTCCTTCGTTCCGAAGAACTGGAAGATTTTCCGTACAATGTCCGCTGAACCGACACAAAATATGCGGTTTCAGCTTGGCTTAGGTAAGATGATCGAGAAGCGCCTGAGAAAGGCGCATATCGATTTGTCTACCCAGCCACAGGTCCATAAGGACCTAACATTGCAAGCGTCAGCCTTCCCAGAGATTGGGCTCGCTACGCTTGACTGGTCTGAAGCATCAGATCGAATGTGGCTCACGCTTGTGAGTCGCCTCTTCGCTGGTGCTCCGGAATGGTGGCACATCATGTGCGCCATCCGCAGCCCCGTTACGACAATCGACGGTGAGGTGGTTCCTCTGCCTATGGTATCCACCATGGGCTGTGGTTTTACCTTTCCTCTCCAGACTCTCATCTTCTGGGCTATCTGCACAGCGTGTGTGGAGTTCCATTCGCTTGCGTCGCAAGACGCGGGTGATGACCTCCTATACGTTAGTACGTTTGGTGATGATTGCATAGTACCATCATGCGTCGTCCCATTAGTCGAGCGTTGGGCAACCACCGTAGGGTGGAAGCTTAATGCCGACAAATCGTATTCCAGCGGATGGTTCCGGGAGAGCTGCGGTATGCATGCATACCGCGGTGTGGACGCGACCCCGTTTCGACCACAACGGCCGAAGCAGGGTGACCTACGACCGAACTCTGTAAAAGCATGGTTGTACACTCTGTACAATTCTGTTATACAGCTACCATGTATGCGGCCCTACCATGAGAATGTTGATGCTTGGTTGTCTGAGCATCATCGTCTATGGCAGTTAGGCAGCGTCTTGGTAGTTCCTCCGTACTTCCCGCAAGATAGCGGGGCCCGGAGTGAGAGTCCTACCAGTAATGTACCTGGGTGTTTACAACCTGAGTATCGTGACCAAATGTGGCACTTCCGTCGGTTGATTGTTACCAATCAGCAACGTCGTGTCCCTCATGAAGAAACGTATCTCAGGCGCACCCTGGCGGGCTTCCCCCTCCTGCCACGTGAGTGGCGGGCGGAGAATCTGCCCCTTACTAGTAGTGATCCTACCTTCTCTGGCTTCTTGCCGGAGCGTGGATCCAGTCGTTTCGAGTCCAAGGGGGCGTCGGTCCATGTATGGACCTATGGCACCCTCGACGAAGGCAGAGCCAGTTGCAAATATTGGCTCTATTTTCCAATAAAGGAGTTGGTTGTATAACAAGCAAACCCTCATGG